AGGAAATGTCAATTAAGAACTACAGGTTCAACAGCAGGTGCTGGTGGTGCTACACCTACTGCATTTAATGTAACTACAACTTCACCTTCGTTCTCATACTATACTTTAAATGGAACTGACAGAAATGGTGCGGTAAGTGGAAACAACGCAGGTGTTGCTGTATATGTTGGAGACACCATTAATTTTAATCTATCAGGTGTTAGTAGTTCTCACCCATTTTATATTAAAACTGTACAGGGAACTGGAACTGGGAATCAGGTAAGTACACCAGCTGCTACTGGACAAGGATCTACAGGAACTACAACTGTGTCATGGACACCAAACACAGCAGGTACATATTATTATCAGTGTTCTGCACACAATGCAATGAACGGAACTATTACTGTCAGCAATGCACCTGGTAGTGGTACTGGAGTCACTGTTGGTGGTATCAATGTTTCTGAATTATCACAAAGTGGTTGGTTAACTATACAGGCAGAGAACGCTGTTAATAATACAATAACTTTATTCGCTTCTAGTAATGCTACTGGAAGTACTACTGGTGGTGGATCAAATAATTTCTTAGCACTTATAAAGTCAGAAGACTTACTACACGAGAGTTATGATGGTGTTGTATCTACATCAACAACTTTAAGATCTCAAACAGATGCACAAGAAGCTGCTGGTACTGGTACATATACTGATGTACTTTATTATCCAGTAGATAGTGGTGTTGATTTCAACTATGCTGGAACTGCACAAGAACTTACCAGTAGACGTGGTGCGTTCTTCCCATACATAGACACCAATGTTACTTGGGCTACTTCATCTGGATCTATAGCAACATATGCAAATGGTGATAGTGTTAATATTGATCTAGGTTTATCTGGAACAACTTTTGCAAGTGAACCAACTTTTGAATTTTATACTCTTAGTGGTGATTCAATTGGGTCATCAGGTCTTTCATTAGATCAGTCAACAGGTATATTGAGTGGAACTGTAACTTCAGATTATATTGATACGACATTTAACTTTACTGTTACTGAAAATATAACAGCAAATGCAAGATCGTATTCCTTTACCACAACTGGAACTGGTGTTCTAGTTAACATCACACAACAACCAAGTTCTGCAAGTGTTGAAGCAGGTTCTGGTAACACTGCTACTTTTGGACCTGTAGCAGGTATTAGTTCTGATGGATCTACAATTATATTCCGATGGGAGTTCTCAAGTAATGGTGGTGTAGGTTGGTCTAGTGTTGTTGATGGTGGTGGATATAGTGGATCAAGTACAAATACACTTTCTGTAGATGACGATTTTGCTAAGAACACTTATCAGTATCGTTGTAAGATGGAAACTAATACTTCGGTACAACCATCTTATACAAATGCAGCTACGTTAACAGTATTCAGAGTCATTACTATAAGTAATCAACCAACTGATCAGAATCCAATGGCACCCGCAACTGCTACATTTACAGTTGCTGCATCTACATTAGATACTGCTACAATCGCATATCAGTGGGAGAAGTCTGAGAACAATGATGGTTCAAACTTTACATCTATAGGTGGTGCAACAGGAGCATCATATGTCACAGGTGCTACTACTTATGATGCTGATTACGGAGATTATTATAGATGTGTTCTATCAGCTCAGGGTGCATCTAATGTAATATCTACTTCTGCTAGAAATTTAGTTCAAAGAACTATAAACATAACATCACAACCAACTAATACAACTGGTGCAGTTGGTGGTACAAGATCATTTGGTGTTGCTGCTACTACATCAGATTCAGATCCTGGTGATATTACATTCCAGTGGCAAGTATCTATTACAAACGGAGCATCATGGTCTAATGTTTCTACAGGAACTGGTGGTAGTACTGCAACATATACAACTGAAACATTAACTACAACTCAAGACGAGTATCAATATCGTTGTTTACTTTCAGCACCTGGTGCAACAACTATACCTTCTAATGCTGCTACATTACAAGTAGAAACAGTAACTATTGTTATTACAAACGATACAAACTCTGATGCAGTTAATGAGGGAGAACAAGCAACATTTACTGTTTTGGGTGACACTTCAATGCAACCTGTGGGTGGTAACGCTGCATCTTCATCATTCGATACAGAACAATTTGATACACCAGCTGGCGGTGGTGGAGGAGGATTTGAAGGATTCTCAGATCATTCACCTACTGTTACGTACCAGTGGGAAAAGTCGGATGATAGTGGTGCTAACTGGAGTACAATTGGTGGAGCAACTTCTAATTCATATACAACTGGAGCACAAACTTATGCAGACGATCATCTAGACCAATATCGTTGTGTTCTCTCCGCTGTTGGAGCTGTTGATGTAACTACAAGTCCAGGAACTGTAGTAGTCTTTAGAACATATTCAATCACTGCACAACCCTCTAACCCAACTGCAAATGAAGGTGCTACTGCAACATTCTCTATTAGTACATCCTCTAGTAGTGGAACTCCAACATATCAATGGGAAAAATCCGATGACAATGGATCTAATTACTCAACAATAGCTGGAGCAACTAGTGCATCATATACCACACCAACATTAGTGCATGCTGATGATGACGATGATCGTTACCGTTGTGCGGTATCTCTTGTAGGATCTCTTGCAGATGTATATTCCAATCCTCCTTTGCTTTCAGACTATGGATTGTTAACTGTTCTGAGAGTTATTTCTATTAGTCAACAACCAGTTGACGTAGGTGTTATTGAAGGGCAGACTGCAACCTTTAGTATTACTGCTGCTATTACCAGTGATATTATAGGATACCAATGGCAGAAATCTACAGACAGTGGTGGTAATTGGACTAATATCAATGGTGCAAACGCAGCATCATACACTACACCTGCAACAACATTCCCAACAAGTCCATCAGAACAGTTCCGTTGTGTTTTATCTAACGCAGAAGCAACTACTGTAACTTCTAATGCAGTAACTTTAACTGTTAATGAATCTGAGTTTGTATCAGGTCCTACTACAGTAACTCCATTTATTGATCCAGATACTACAAAAACATTATCAAGAAGACCAGTTATTACTACTTCTGCATTCGTCTCTGAATATGCAGGATCAACTCATGCTTCTACATTCTGGAGAATTAGAAGAGTGAGTGATAACGTAACTGTATACGATACCGCAGGTACATATGCAAGTGGTGATACTGGTAACTTAACTTCATTCACTGTACCATCTGCTGTTCTAGATTTTGACACTACCTATCAGGTACAGGTTAAATTTAGAGATAATGCTAATTTAGAAAGTGCTTATACTTCACCAGTTGCATTTACAACACCGTTTGTAGACCAACCAGAAATACAAACTATCGTACCAGCATTTAACCCAACAATAAATGTTGATCCTATTGCAGTAAAGACTGGTTATCAACATACATCTAGTGATTGGCAGTTTGCTGAAACTACAGCTTTCTCTCCTCCAGTTCACCAATCACTTGGTAACCCAACTAACTTAACACAGTATTCTTTACCTGTTAACGTTACTTTGAATGCAAACACTACATATTATGTAAGAATTAGATTCAACGTTAATCCTACCTAACATGGCTTCACCATCAACTAGACAAGGACTTATAGATTATGCATTGCGTCAAAACGGTGCACCAGTCCTAGAAATAAACATAGAAGATGATCAGATAAGTGATCTAGTGGATGATGCTATCCAGTTCTATAATGAAAGACATATGGATGGTTACATCAGAACCCATCTAAAAGTTCAGTTTACTCAGGACATGATTGATGCCATGACAACTGATACTACTACTCAAGTAACAGGTGCAACTTCATCAGCACTAGCAGTTGATTGGAAAGAACAGAACAATTACCTCAAAGTTCCTGAGCATGTGACTAGTGTGATAAAAGTATTTGATTTTGTATCTAAGAATGTCACAAACTTATTTGACGTTAGGTATCAGTGGAGATTGAATGACCTTTGGGATCTGACCAATACAGAAATCTTGACCTATGAAATGGTCAATAGAAGACTAGAAGATATTTACTATTTGTTAGAAGGACAGAAACAAACTAGATTCCAGATGAGAGGAGATAGATTATATCTTGACTTAGATTTTAAAACTGACGTTAAAGAGAATGATTTTTTAATTCTTGAAGTCTATCGTGCATTAGATCCAACTAATACATCCGCTGTATACAATGACCTTTGGTTAAAGAGATATGTGACCGCATTGATTAAGAGACAGTGGGGTGCTAACTTAATTAAATTCCAAGGAGCACAGATGCCAGGTGGAATTACAATGAACGGAGAGTTTATATACAACGAAGGTAAGGATGCTGTCAACAAACTAGAGGAAGAAATGCTTACTCAGTATGAGACACCTCCACTTGACATGATCGGCTAATGGCAAGAAACACCTATTTTACACATGGCACTAGGAACGAACAGTTCCTACAGCAGAATCTAGTAGAAGAATATCTCAAGATGTTTGGGATGGATGTTCTCTACTGCCCTAGAGAGATCATGCAAACTGATGGTGTGTTTAATGAAGAAGTAATTGGTGAGTTTAATGATGCATATATTATAGAAGCATACCTAGAAAATTTTGAAGGGTTCCAAGGTGGTGGAGATCTATTAACAAAGTTTGGTGTAGCACAGACTGATGAGATAACTATGGTTATATCTCAGCAGAGATTTTCAGATCTTATATCACAATTCCTTTTACTTGACCCAGATTACAAAGCACCTGAGAGACCACAAGAAGGAGACCTAATATATTTTCCATTAACAAGTAATTACTTTGAGATAAAATTTGTAGAGCATGAAGAACCATATTACCAATTAGGTAAAGGTTACGTATACAAACTTAAAGCAGAACTATTCGAGTACAGTGACGAGCAAGGAGATCTATTTGATAGTGATGAGGAACTTGTGGATTACGGTTACACCGTCAAGCACTACTATCTTCCTGTCGATGGAACCACTGCAGTAGCTACCGCAGCTGTATCAAGTGGATCTATTGAGCAAATCTTTATTAGCACTAATGGATCTAAGTATAATGAAACACCTACAGTTACAATATCTGGTGATGGGCAAGATGCAACTGCAGAAGCATTCTTAGTAAACATAACTCTAAGTGGTGGTTCTCCAGTATCATCTGCAGTCATACGGGGAGTTGTAAAAGAAGGTGAGATTAGAGATGTACAAATAGTTAATGGTGGTAGTGGTTATGATGAAGATAGAGTATCGGTTGTTGTTAGTGCTCCTGATACACCAGGCAGAATGGCACAACTAACTCCTACTTTTACCAATGGAACATTGACTGCTCTCAATATAGTCAATGGTGGTTCTGGATATAGGAGTGTTAAGTTAGTTGATATTACAAATGCTGGTACTGGATATACATCTGCAACTGTAGCGTTCACATCTGCACCTGTAGGAATTTCAGGATCATTTACTGTACCTGAAACAGTCACTGGTAGTACAAGTGGTGCTACTGCTAACCTTGTAGAGTGGGATGCTAGTGAAGCTTGGGTCAAACTTAAATCCCCAACTGGAACATTTATAATAGGTGAATCTCTAGTAGGATCAGAGTCTGGGGCTACAATTGTGCTAGATAGTAGGGACGAGATGGCAACAGCAGATCCTAAATACTCTGAAAGTGTCACCTTTGAGAGTCTCGGAGATGACATCATTGACTTCAGTGAAGGCAACCCATTTGGATTATCAGGTAACTTATAA